AGCCCAGGTGACTGCAGGGCTTAACTGCGCATAATTCGATGAAGCCGTAGTTCGCGGCACAATACTAGCCACACTCTCGACTATCCCAAGTTGGTTGGCAACTCCCGCTGCTATCAGCCTATTGCACATCAATCCGATTGGTGTCCTCACAACTGTTGGTTGGAAATTGATGGCTGGTGCAGTGACAAAAGGCAATGGTGGTATAAAAGAGTTCTGATAGGCCGATTCTGGATTGAACTGTACACGCACACGCATGCTCCCAAAATGCGCTCGATACATCGCCCCAAACCATGATAACATTCCGACACTCCGATTGTAATAGGTGGTTGGAAAGATCGTATCACCAAATTGGTTGTCGTTGGCCTGGAAGCAAATAGGATCGGGTTGGAAAGTAAAATAGCCGGTAGGAGCGTTCGCGTTGGAATTGAAGCTATAGGCCATATAATACCGCTTCACGGTCTCTCCAATGTTGTAAACCCGGTCACCCATTGGGTTTTCCGCCACCATATCGTTATTAGATGGTGCTAGAACGATCGGCTCTTTGATGATAGTGAGCGATTGCATTTCTAGATTGGTCTTTTCTTCCGTGATGGTAGTAAACGTTCCCGCCGCCAAAGTTGAATTGTTGCCAGCAAGGCCATGCAGACCATAGTTTGCCCCAGCGTAGCGCCACAGGTTGATATCGATGGAATTCGAGGCGCCATTCACCGCAACAAGAGGATTCACTACCATTATCGTCAACATGCCGATCATAACATCCAGGTTACCGACAGCTCCGGAAATTATGTTACCGTTCGGCACCCGTGTCACTGGTGTATTAGAGACGTATGGTACGATGAATTCAAAATCGTGCTGTTCTCCATTTAGGTCGATATAAGCTCCGTAGCCAGACGTAGCGTCGACCAAGGTTGATGGACCAGCCACCACCCCATACATGACTGAGATGAAAAGCCTTCCAGTATGGTACTGGCTCGCAATGAATTGTAAACGGTATGCGAGATCTCCGTTCCAGTAACTGAACTTAGCCGAAACATAGTCCAGGGTCGTTACTTGGATATTCTTGCCTTTCGTTGTGCCAGGACCCACGGCAAAACAACACGGTGTTAGTGGCAGCTGGTAGATAACAGTTCCAGCTGGGGCGATGGTCAACCACGTTAAAGTAGTGTCTAGATTTTGAATTTGACACAAGTACTTAATGTCCATTTCGTCTTGAGTCGTTCCAAACGTTTCAGCCGTTGCCAAAACAGTGCTCGATCCCGCCGTGATGGTCATGCTCTCATTAAACTCGACATTACAACCATTGGAAAAATACCCAAGTGGCACCCGAACCACATGTGGAGGCGAAAGGGCAATGTTAGGCTTGTCGAGTTGCGCGGACTGGTTGCCTGCGCTTGCGCCATGCGCAATCTCATCCCCTGTTTGGGAATTATTGCCGAGAGCAAATCCGGAACTTTTCTTGATGTTATAGTTGGTCGTAAGCGTGTTTCCTTGCATTTCAAGCTTCAGATGTTCGAAGTCATCGCCATCGTCCCCCTCGTCAATTCTCATTTGACACAGTCGTAGCCGTCGTTCCAACTCCTCTTTCTCCCTCAGAACATAAGACATGTCCCTCCGGGTTATGAGAAGTGGGGTCGGAAGCTTAAACTCCGCATTTTCGAATGAGACGAGGACGGTCACGCTAAGGCTACTCGTTGACCCACCAGTATCCAACTGGTTCAACACATCGATATTCAGCGTTCCAAGAAACCCACGCAATGCTGACTGTGAGTCTCTGATATTAAGAAACGTCATCGGTGATATGAAAGGGATCTTAATCATACCGATAGTATTGGTGCACGGATCGATCATTGTGTGCATCACCGATGTTTGAGCTGCCGTATTCTTCGCGTGCCATGCGTTGACAAGTTGAGCAGACATCAAGGGTACGTGATACATGATGAGCCGACCACGCGAAAACTTATTTCCGTTAACCATTACCTTGACGACTATCTGGCCCCGCCAAAAGGTGAAAAGTTGGAAAGCATCGTGAGTAACAGATGACACACTAAACAGGCCCGTTGGAGTTGCAACCTGATACAAGATCGTGCGCGGTGTTTGCGCCGCAGTCCAATTGAACGTTGTTATAAGGACTTCCTTCTTCACGAGCGTCGCGTAATCCCATACGAGATCTTTCGTGCTAGCAGCAGCAAGAGGGGCCGATAAGCTAGCTCCAGAATGCTCCACCATTACAGGGATCGACTGTTGGATTTGCGTTACTCCCACGGTCTTATCTGTCGTCATAGTTTCCATAGGTGCGTCTTCAAGCTGATGAGGCTCCGTATTGATCCGTCCGCTTTGCATCTGTAAATTCTCACGTTCTTCAGGGTAGAGGTAATCATCCTCCACTACAGACACAATTCCACCTCCTTCACGATAAACGAGGGTGGGCAAAGTCGCTTTTTTCTCAAAGAAAGCGTCGTAAAACTCGTACTCTGGCAGGTGGATATCAAAGTCAATAGCCTGCGCAGCAGCCAAGATCCGTTTCCGTAGATCTTCGAAGTATTCCGGTCCGTGCATGAACGCGTACTTTAAGGCTTCTTCACAATTCTGGTTACACATCACGTATGCGTCTCCATCCTCCGTAACCCAGTTGGTCAATTCATGTATAGAATCCCGCGAAAGCAGTGGCAAATAATGCCGCCCGCTTTCTCGAAATCCACACTTAAGAAAAGTCCAACTAAGTATGGGGGCTAAAGGTTCGCAATACGCACTGATCTTATCAGGATGAGTGTATTCAAGACCAAGAGTCGCGAAAAACTGACTTACTGTCACGAAGTTATAGAAAGCTCCCGCCTCTTCTGCCACGGCATTGATATTATCGTCGCCAAAAACGAAAGAGACAACAGACCTTCTGAAGCAAGTCAAATCCCTCATCTCCAAGGGCGCCAAATTCAGCCATGCATAGGCCAAATAAATACGGTTCACAATGCTGTTGATGATAGTCGTCAATGGGTTTCCAGATGGATTCCCCGAATGCTTGTAGACCACAGCATTCCCACAGGTGACTTGGGTGTGCACGAACTCTGAAAACAACGTTTTTCGTACCATGTCGTCTTCTTCTGTACCCGCGTACCACGTGTTGATGATATCACACACGGCACCGATGACCTCGGGTAACAACGTTCCATCGTAATTCCCGTAATCTCCAGCAAAGCCTTGAGCTGAACATGCAGTGAGCTTGTGGGCCAATCTAGTCCAATCCGGTGAAAATGGATTTATTCCAGGAGCAAAGAAACAGCTAAGACGAGAGTTAAAGAGAGCTGCACTAAAAGAAAGAGTATAACGCCTCGTAAGAATAGTTAGGTCGGTAGGCGCAAACATAAATGTCCGCGTTTTCCCAGCCGCTACCTTAGCGAGAGGTCGTCTCTCATCTTTCAATGCAGAAATCCAAAGCGAAGGGACTCGCTCTCCAATCTTAGCCTTCTCCGTACGCCTGTCAAGTGCTACACGTAACACGGGACTAGATATTGCCAGCGATCCGATCTCACCAGCAAACAGGTCTTTCTTGCCTCTCAGCTTCTTATTGAGCACATACGGATAACCGGGTGAGGTCCTCATAGGTAAGGAATCGTAAAACGACATTTCAGGTATGCCATTAATAGCCTCACTCTCACTCAATATTCTTCTCTGCACGCCATTCGTAGCCGCCAAGATTTCTTCCGTCACAAAGCGCACCGCACGTTGCAGCACACTTGGAACCAGCGGTGATGCCGGATTCCCAAATTTCTCCACACCGCACGTAATAAGGCTCCGCTTTTCGAGTAAGCGGGGA